AAATTTTAAATTTTACTTAACATCTATAGAATTCCGTTATCTATAGGAAATAAGTCGCTTGTGTATATACCATAACCAAAACGGAAATGATATGAACATAGCAATGATGATATTTCACCTGGATCAAAAGGAAAGTTTTGAAATGGAGTAACATCTAAACCTGCAACGTACTTAAGCGTGCGATACATACCCACTGAAAGAGTAAAGTGTGTGACGGAGTACTTCTTATAATGTCCAAGGTACTGATGATAAAATTTACAATACCAAGGATTATTGACACCACCGAGTAAATAGTAAGCGAAAACTCTACTTACACTTTGCTCTAGTGTCATTACATCACGTTCTGGATAAAGAACCATTTTAGCGAATTCTTCATCCTCACGGATTAATCTTAAACCTTCAACATTATAACCAAGAAATTTTTGTCTTTCATGAAATTGTTTAACTGAAGATTTCTTAACATTGAGCGTCATTCCAAAGTACTTCTTAGCGATAGCAGCGGCCTTACTAAGATCGAATCCTTCAACGTCAATCCTAGTGTAACTGTCATCACCCAACACAGAACAGTCGAACCATGGAATTCTACAGTAATACATTATAAATGAAATAACAATGTAATTACAAATAGAACCAATAACTTGTGTGAAATAACTACCTGAGGGGATACCATGCATTTTCTTTAAGATGGAACCATTTGGTAACATGATTTTCATCTTTTTAAAATTTGTTTGAATCCAATCAAGAGTAAGATTATGTGCTTTCACACTATTCTTTGCTCTGGTTTCGTCATCTTTACCTTTTTTGTGAAAATGAATACCCTTATCCGGATTGTAAGAATATCTCAGGTCATATGAATGTCTTACAATTTTAAAAGCAGCGTCAATTAACCATGTAGGAATTGAAGAGTCAAATGCTGACCAATCCATTGCAATAGAATACTTACCACTACGTGTAGAACATGCATTCAATAATGATATTAATTTACTTAATGAATTCTCACCGATCAATACAGTATTTGTAGCTTTCAATTTTTCAATATAAGGTATAGCATACATACCTTCAATAGCGATCACCTCTGCAGGAACAACAAAAACAGGACGGGATTTTGGGTTCTCAGCGTCATGCATATGTCCTCTTTGAGCTAATTTTGCTGGTGGTGGATATACATACCTTCTATCATGTATATTGTGTCTCATATAAGCCTCAACTGAATAAATTTCATCTAAAACATCACCTTTCTTTTTTCCTGGCCATGAAAATCCAGCTGCTGTTGAATGTTCCATTTCTGCAATAGCATAACTACCATCATATGGGATGATATCGTTGAATTGAAACTTATCTCTAGCTTCACGGATTGCCATATCCCAGCAATGTTTTTCGAATTCAGTTCTAAATTTCTTATCAGCCTGTCTTGATGCAAATTTAGCTAAAGTATTTAACGTTAAAGCTAATTCTGGGCGTCTTGAATATCCACGAATTGATTCATACATTGAACGATCACTTAACTTCATTGATTTGCGCACAAACGGGTCTGTATTCATTAATGAAGTGCCAAGCATGTACTCATATCCATGTGGATCATTAACTTGCTTAAGGCCTGGGGAAGAGCCGTATTCATCAACAAACTTTTTGCAAAGTTGTTGGGTTAAGATCTTATCTTCACTACAAACTTT